ATTTAGTTTCTTGTTTTCCTTGTTCTTCAGCATCCATGTCTACAACATGGGCTCTTTTCATATCGCAATGTTTTTTACAATCTTCTAAAAGTTGGTCAGTTTCTTCTACTGTTAGGAAGTCATGAACTTCCATTAATGTAGGATTAAAAAGATTATGTACTTGTACTTTCAATGCCATTATAAAAACCTTTCAATTCGGGAAACGAATATAAGAAACTTGTGTTTCTTCTTTTATCATGTTCTTGCACAAAACGCTTAAAGTCTCGTCTGTGCATGTGTAACTTTTCCCCTGTGTACCTGTTGTTTGATATCCATTTTACTGTTCTTTTGAACTTCTCATATTCACCTTGAGTAAACATATCAGGTAAGATCAATTTACGCATATAGTTTAATTGTTCTTCCATTATACTTATACTCATATCGTCTGCAATCATGGCAGTTAGGTGTTCTGGTTGCACCATATGTGGTGTATCTATTGTAACTTGTCCAGGAAAACGCCTTTTCCAAAATGCTATTCTAGTTAGTAAATCCTCGAATCCGTGTATTGATAAAAAGCAATATGTAACCATAAATCCTACATCTACGCCCGCCTCTAGTACCCTTAGAACGTTTTTCTCGAAGTGGGATATATCTAAACCGTTACGAATCCATTCAGCACGTTTACCCCAATTATCTATACTCACATATAGCTTATTATTAGGTATATCTGAGACTAGATCTAAGTACCTCTGCACCCTTTTCTCGGATATCATTAAGTTAGAGTTACTTTGAAAAGAAAGCTTCGGATTAGGGTTATCTTTGACGTATTGTAGCAGTTTATATGTGTTTTTATCTAATAAAGGCTCCCCTCCTGTTAGTCTTAGCACAAATAAGTGTTCGTATGCCTCAGGTAGCCATTTCCAAAACTTCTGTATATACAGATTATCTTCTGTAGGTATAATATCTGTCCTACTGACATATTGTGACCTAGAACTGTTATCTTCTAAATTGTATTCTCCGTATTCTTCTATTTCCTTCTGCCACATACTAGATTTAGCAGGAGTACAATAACTGCAAGACATTTGACATTTGTTTGTAAATGATAATTCTAAATATCTAGGATATGCGTAATCTAGGCCTATATTTACAGCTTCTTCTACCACATTTTTATTATCCTGAAAAAACTGTGCTGCTAATGTTTGTCTATCTGATACTAACCCTAAATCTTCTACTTCCCAACAATATGAACATTCATCTGGTCTTTTGCCATTTAACATCTGTGACCGTTGTTCTATTTTATGTGGTGTATTATGTAAATCTGAGTCTAATGGGATTTTTTGCTGAGGACAATGATAACACGAATGGTTCATACCTTCTGCTAAGTGCATTTCTTGATGAAACCATTTAAGGACACAAAAACCTTGCCCTATATCATTTTGTTTTTCTTTGATTAAATCTAAATAATATAGATCTTTATTTGACCTTTTTTCCAATGTTATATTTGGGTATTAAGTCCCACTCTCCCTTTTCCTTGAATGATATGATTTTTATCTGACTCAAGGGAGCTTGTTCTCCTAATTCTCCAATAACATCTACCAAGCCCCAATCAGACAATAATTTAGCAATTGTGTTTCTACGTTGTAAATCGTTTTCTAGGAAGTCTGCATCTTTTCCATCTAGGGCGAAAAGTTCTTTGAAGTGTACTATAAAATACCTACCTTTCTTATGCAAAATATGACATGACTGATATAAGACTTTTTCTTTCTTGGAAGCTACACCTATTCGAGATAGGGTTTCCCTAACTTTTAAAAAGTCTTCTGGATCCTTTAATGAAACTTCTAGTGGGAGATACCCGGGGAAGTCAATATTAAAAAAATTCTCTTGATCACTCATTGTCAATTGTTGCCTAAAAATAAGTTATGATATACCGAATATTTATAACTTACCGCCTTTTGACTTATTCTGGTACAGTTTTATTCTATCTAAATCTGTCTCCGATAATAAGTTTAAGGCCTGCTTTGCTTTCATATATGAATAACCAAAGAATTTTTGTACTGCTTCTATGTTCTCTTCTTCTGACTTCAACCACTTGTTATAACGTTTTGCCTTTCTAACCACATGGCGTAGGAAATCATATTGCATTTTATTGTCTAAGTGAGATCTAGAATTCATCTCATTACCTGCAATAACTGTATCTTTACCATAACCCATAGCACGATTTACAATAAAAGGAACATATTCGTTCTCTATTCTTTCCTCGACCATCAAGTCTTCTTTTGTATAATTTATGCTATTGGCAAAATCAAAGGGAGAAAGTTTTTTAATTTTGTCTAGATATTCTTCCTCATTTATCTCCTCTACAGGTTTTCCAAATCCTTCTAATATTGAGTCGCTCATGAAAACTCCACATTTGCCATTATTTCTGTTAAACAAGCAGTCAAGTTAATTTCTTGATCTGCGACAAATGCTGCTTTGTACTGATAATCTGCAATAAGCAAAACTAGATGAGGAATACCCTTAACTTCAGGCAGTAATATATCATATATTTGCCTAAATATCATCTGAGGGTCAGTATCTACATTATTCACTACCCATTGCCTCATCTTTTTCCAGTCCTTATCTCTAAGGGACTCTATTAAGTTCTTAGCGTTTATTTCCTGGAAGTTACTTAATATACCTTCATCTATAACTCCGCTTACAGAGTATCTTTGGAGTTCATTAAGTACCCTACGATAGTCTGGAAAGTATTTCATCAATAACTCTGCTAATACTTTCTCACTATAATCTACATTCTCATTATTTAAGATGTATTGCATACGTTCTAAAAACTTAGCCGCCATCTTAGGGCGATCTTTAGGAGCTATCTTAAAGTCTATGACAGTTGTTCTACTGTGCAAAGGTTTGATAATCCTATTACTGTAATTACAAGTAAAAATAAACCTACAGTTTTCTGAGAAGTTTTCGATAAAGGCTCTAAGTGCAGGTTGTACACTATCCCTATTCATATAGTCTGCCTCATCTAAAATTACGACTTTAGTTTTACCTTCAAAAGACACAGCAGATGCAAACTGCTTAATCTTTGTTCTGAGAGTATCTATTTGTCTACCTTCATCACTGCCATTTATAACAATGTAATCACAACCTAACTCCTCACATAAAGCACGCGCGAGCGTAGTCTTTCCTGTGCCCGCTGTGCCTGATAGTAATAAGTTAGGTATTTCTTTTTTAGATATAAACTGCTCAAACTGCTTTTTAACAGATTCAGGCAATATACAATCTTTTATGTGTTTGGGCCTATATTTTTCGACCCATAGAAACTGAGATGCTTCCATATTCACTCCTAATCATAATAAAATACACACCAACTTTTTTTGGTGTTTTTTTCCGTGAGTTTTTTCCTCACGAAAAAAGGTTTAGCCAATTTTCTCTTTGATATCTGTTGATTCTGAGAGATTAACTTCAATATGCTTACCCTTAGGTTTAAAAGCTAATTGCTTTACTCTATTCAAAACGTTTTCAGGTTTAGAAACTTCATAAGGGTCACCCTCTACATTGTCTCCAAATCCTTCTTCAATAAAAGATTCAACAAGTTTACCGTCATCATAAATTGCTGCATAACGCCAAGACCTAATACCAAATTGTATGTTGTCTTTCCTTACGTCCATACCTAGCTTAACCGTTAATTGTGCGCTACCATCTGGAATAAGTTTTACATTCACAAGTTCCTGATCCTGATGCCAGGCGTTCATTACGAATGTATCATTTACGCTAATGCAATATATGTCATCAATTCCATGACTTCTAAAGTTATGATAAAGTTCTTCAAAACCTGGAAGTTGTTGACCTGAACAAGTAGGTGTAAACGCACCTGGCAAACCAAATATAATGACACGTTTACCATTGAATAATGTTTCGTTAGTAATGTCTACAAATTTGCTAATCCCCGATGTTGTTTTAACCTGCTTTGTAAGTTTAAACTCAGGCACTTCCTGTGCTAGAGCTGCTGTTTCTGAAAATACATGGTCTCCCATTATTCCTCCTCGATGTTCCAAGGGTCTAATTCACCCTTCATTACTTTCCTAACCAAATTAATTGCCGGGTTAGGTCTTGTGAAAATGTATTCAACACATTCTCCATCACGATTTAATTCTACAATCCATCCGTTGGTTGCTTCTCGAATTGTAACTTCTAATTTATTCTCATCCATATGCTACTCCTATATATCTGATGATCTTTCAAGAGCTAACCAATACTTAGTATCGCCTTTGCTACTTTCAAGATACATGAATTTTTTCTGCGATAAAGTTACACTATAACTAGCCGGTATAACTTTAAAATTTTCAATAGCAAGTCTAGCATCAAACGTTTTATCCGTTTGTCCTATAACTTGTCTAAAGCTGTTAGATTTAGGTGTGCTAGGGTCACCAACCGAGATAATAACTTCTCCGCCCTTCCCTTCTACACTCAACATAGGAGCAGAAGTAATTGCTGCTGCCTTAAGAATCATTTCTATATCATCTTTGCTGAGGTCGAATTGAAAGAAGTTATCTACTTCAATACTCTTATCAGGAGCGCTAACAATAATGTTAGGGTCTGCGTAAAAGTATTCAAATACAGAATTACCTTTGCTAACTTTTA